AAGCGTGCCAACCCACTCTATGGGCGCGTCCAGAATGGTGTAGTCGGTCAGGCTGATGATGGCGGTGCGGATGACCAGCGGCGTGCCTTGCACCAGGTCAGCATCATCCAGGGCTAAGGCGATGCTGGCAGAGTCGCCAGTAATCAGCTCAAGCGTGATGCCAGTGATTTCGCCCGGCTTGTCTGTGACGGCGCTGACGGTGCCCAGGCCATACGCGCCCTTGTACACGTTGCCGCCATAGGTCAAGTCCCAATTGCTGGTGTTCAGGTAAATGGGTGTGGTGCTGAACCCAAAAGCGATCAGCTGCACAATGCCCACAGCGCCACCAGCTAGGGCAGTGACGGCGGGCCCGGCCAGCGTCCTCATATCGCCTCACCAAAGTCAAAGGTCACGCCTTGGGCCATGCCCGGCTCATAACCCACATCGGACGTAGCCAATATGCGGGCCGTCATAGTGGGTTGGTCCCAAGTGACGGCAGCGCCTGCGGTGAGTGCTTTGCGCAGGGCATTGGTGATGGGCACGGTGATGACACCCGCCACCGCTGTGCAGTCGCTGGCCACCATCAGCAGCAGGCCAGACACACCCAGCATGTCACCTGCCAACAATGTGCCGGTGGCCGGGCTGCAGCCGGTGACCACAATGCTGCTGGCACCTTGGGCAGCGGATGCGTTCAGGGTGAGCGTTCCGCGCACGGTGCCCAGCGGCTGAGGGCGGGCAAAGTGGTACACGCTGGTGGTGTTGGTCTGGCCGCGCATGGCGCCTATAAAGGCTTCGATGGCGGCGCCTTCGGATGGATACCTAGGCGGCAGTTCGCATGACATCAGCCAACGGTCATTGAGCAAATCAACCGCTTGCTCTGACCCGCCAAAGGGCGCGGCCTGCACGCGCTGATTGATGGACAAGCGCAGGTGACAGGTGCGGGGTTTAAATGCCGCTGGCAGCGTGATCAGGCTCATGCGACGGCCCCGCCATAGTTTTGTGACCGGGCAAAAGCGCTGACGATCTGGCGCTGGCTGTTGGCCACCGCTTGCTTGACCATGCTGATGCTGGCCACGTCACCTACGGTGAAGTTTTGGACGACGGTGATGGCCTGGCCGCCGCCTTTCATACTGACCGGGATAGACCGGCCATCGGGCAGTGGCACAAAAGCCTCGTTCATTCGGCCTTCGCCAAATACAGCCAACTGCGGGCTGTTGGCAATGCCACCACTAGAGTAAGCATGCAGAGGTACAGAGCCCTTATCAGACATGATGCCGCCATCTGCCAGGCCAAATATGCTGAGCAACGATGTGCCAATTGAACTGTTCAAAAACTGCGTGGCCATGGCATCGGCCAGGCTGTTGGTGACGCGGGTAAAGATCACGTTGCCCAGCGCATCGCCAAAGGCTCTGACCGGGTCTTTGCTGTCATGGAAAGCAGTAGACAGCGCGTTTTTGACATCATCATGCAGGCTTTGCGCGGCGTCTTTAGAGAGCTTGTTAGCCGCGTCGGCAGCATCAAGAGCAGTGCTTTTTGCAGCACCGGTTTTCTTGAGCATGGCTTGGCTGCGCAGTTCTTCGGCTTGGGCTTTGTAGATGTTGTATTGGGCCTCGTCCAGGTTTTTATCCAGCACTTTGATGGCCATCAGGTCCAGCGTGGTGGCCTTGGATTCGAGTTTGATGGCATCCAGCGCGGCAATGGCTTCTTTGTTCAGGCCCAGTCGGTCATTGGTTTCGCGCAGGGCTTCTGATTCGTCCTGGTACTTGCTCAGGCCATCAATCAGGCTGGTGATGTATTTTTCATGCGCCTGGGCGGCTTCCAGATCAGCCTTTTCTAGCGCCTTGGTGGATTCGGTCAGCAGGTCGGATTGGATGCGGGCTTCATACAGGGTGGCAACGGCGGTCTTTTGGCCTTCACTGAAATTGGCCCAGGCATTGGTTTTTGTGAGCGCAATAAATTCAGCCTGCGACTTGTTGTAGCCCATTTGCGCGGCCTCGGCATCGCCTGCGGCCTTGGCCACGTCGGTGCCCAGCTTGGCAATCAGTTTGTCGTATTCGCTCAGCACGTCTTTGGTAGCGCCGCCGCCTGCCTTGCCACTGAGCGCATCCAGCAGCGCCTGAATTTCGGGGGATATGGCTTTTTTTGGGGTGGCTAGCGCTGGGTTGGTGCTACCACGTCCCCCTTTGACATCAGTGAATCCGAAATACGCGGATTTAGCTGTATTGAGGGCTTTGATTTTTTCTTCAATTTCAGTTTGAATGCGTCCCTTACTGCCAAATACATCAGAGGTGATAGCTGCTTGTTCTTCTCGCAGGTTTTGCAGGTCTTCAGACAAATTTGCAATGTTTTTTCTTTGAGCATTGCCAGACCAATCAAACATGTTGTTGCCAAGCGCGTCAAGTCCTGCCATGACCCCTTTTAACGTGCCGCCTTTGCTGGCAGCCTCAGCCATCTGGTTGGTAATATCAATCAAGGCGGGCATCATGCTGCTGGTCATGGATATGGCGGCAGCGTGGCTGTACAAAGAAATTTCAGCTAGGTTGTCATTGAACTTGTCTGCCTGTGGCGCAAACACTTTCATGGTGGCAGCGTAGGCGGCAGACTTTTCCGATGCTTCTTTAAGCCCCGCGCTACCCATATTCAGCATGGGTATCAGATCCATCCCTGCCTTACCAAACACCTTGACCGCCAGCGCTGTTTTTTCCATGCCGTCTGGCATGCCTGCAAATACATCAGCAAGCTGTTGCATGGCACCGTCAGCCGTAGTGGCGGTAATGCCTGCGGCTTTGAGGGCGTCGCCATGCTCAAGCATGTTGGTGGATAGGCCTTTGATTCCCTTGGCCAGCGATTCCATGGATGTGCCTGACTGGCCAGTAGCTAATTTGTACTTAGCCAAGTCTTCCACCGCAATGCCAACGCGTTGCGACAGGTCGTTCATGGCGTCACCGGCTTCGATAGTGCCCTTGGCCCACTCGGCCATTTTTAGCACCACTTCGGAGGCTAGGAAACCTTCCACCACGGTCTTAGCCTGTTCGACGTTTTTGGCCAAACCTTCCATATTGCGCTTGGCGCTGTCAATGGCGGCCTTGGTTTGGTCGACGGCGGAGACAACTATTTTTGCTTCAGCCATGATCTACCTTTGTTCGCGCCAAATGCGCAGGGTTTCAAATTCCATGGTCTGCACTCCTGCAGTGACTTCGGGCCAGTCTTGTGCTGGCACTGGCTCCAACTTCAGCCAGAATTCCAGGCTGCTGTAATTCAGGCCGGTGGCGCCATTCATGCCGACGTTCCACTGGGTGCGCAGGCGGCAAAATACGTTGAACGGCCAGACGTTTTCGGGCCAAATGTCCAGGTGCTGCGCTGCCTGGGGTGTGCTGGATTGGAGTCCAAAGGCTGCCAGGGCTGCGGTGGTGGTGTGTGTGTCGTCCCATCCGGTGATCAGCCTGCTGGCAGCCTCTAGGAGTTTTTTCTTTTGGCTTCGGTCAATTCGCGGGTGTAGGCCGCCAAGATTTCAGCGTGTGCCACCGAGTAGTTGCCAAGCAAGTCGGTCAGGGCGGTCAAGCTGTAGGGCACGGGTTCGCCCGCGTCGTTGTGCACGCCGCTCCAACTGTCAATAACTTCATGCAAATAGTCGGTGTGCTCGCGCCCCTGCATCTCGCCCAAATACTTACCCAGGGCGGTGCGGTTTTTGTGTTTGAAGGTGATTAGCACCTCCAGCGGCTCAGTCAGGCCGGGCACCGATAGTGGCACCGATGCGGTAAACGTGGGCGCGGGGTTGAGTTTGAACATGGTTTAGATGCTCGCAATGCGCAGTTCGTCATTACCTACCAAAGGCAACAGGCGCAAGTCATAGCCAATCAGGCGCGAGCCGTTCAGCTCTTGCTTGCTGGGGTTGATCAGTTGCACATTCGGGGCGTGCAAGATGATTTTGTTGCCGGTGGTGGTGCCAATGGTGAGTGCCAGGCTTTGCGTGGTGTTGGCTTTGACGGTAGCCATGAAGCTGACTTCGTTGTCGGCTGTCAAATCAAGCTGCATGCTGCCCTTGGTTTCGCGCTGGGTAATGTCTACCCGCTCGCTTGACAGCAATGGCACATAGTTGACGGTGTTGCCCAGGTCAAGCTCAAGGCCGGTGCTGGCATAGACGATGCCGCCACTGATGGCGCCTGTGGTGTAGGTGGCACCAATGGTGATGTCGACTACGTTGGCCTTGGTCATGGTGGGCGGCACTTTCCAAGCGGTGAGCGTGGGCGTGGCGTTGCCCACGGCGCTGATACCGCCATCGGTGCCCACAAAATCAAACTGCAGCGTGGGGCGCTCGCCCACTTTGGCGCTGAGTTTGCAGCTGCCCATGCAAAACAGCAGCTTGTGCAGCACGCCGTCGTCATAGTAGTAAATGGTCAGGGTCTTGAGGGCGGTGCTTACCGGGGTGTATTCCACCCGGCTTGGGGTGCTAAGCAAGGCCTCGGCCATGGCGCAACCCAACAACAGGTCGCCCCACTGCGGTGGTGTGGCAGCAGCCGCAGCGCCGGCCAGTTCAACGGTAAAACTGCATTTGACGCTGGCCGTGGCCACCAGTTGGTCAGACCCACCAAAGTAGCCCCGGATCAGATCGCGGTTGACGTTGTTGGCATCCAGCGGCGTGATGCTCATGTTGGACACCTGCACCGTGTCTGCGACACCGGTGGGCACGGCGTCGGTGCCTGGCGTGGTTTCTACCTTGGCCAGGATGACCGTATTGCGTATGTAACGTGGCATGGTTTACTCCGGTGCAACCGGGCGGGCAGGCTCGGCTGGTGTTGTTTGATCTGGCGTGGGTGCGGGCACCCAGACGCTGTTGGCTTCGTCCCAGGTCCAGCTGCCGCCGCCGGGTGGGTTGCTTGTGGGTTCACTCATGGTGTTACTTTGAAAATGTTGCAGGTGTTAAGCCAAGGTCAGGCCGGTGGTACGGTGGTGCACGCTGTAGGTCAGCGTGCAAGTGGCAAGGCGGGTGGCGGCTTGTTCGGCTTCGCGGTGCAGCAATGGCTCGCCAATGAATACACCATCCATGCCCAAACTAGGGTCAGTGGCCAAGCGCGCATAAGCGGCTGCAGCCAGGGTGCCCGCTGCCGGGCGCGGGCTGGTGGCGTTGGCACTGGTGAGGCACTTGACGTTGACTTGTGTAATCCAGTCAACTGGGTTAAACGCAAGACTGCCAAGCGGTTGCGGGTCAGAGTCACCAAGGGACACCACCACCGCTTCCGATTGCCCCAATGGCAAAGGCTCGTCGTATTCGTCAACGAAAATGAAATTGCTGACCGGCGTGGCTGCGCGAAGTTTGGCGGCAAAGGCATCAAGGATGTTGTCAAAAGCGGTGCTCATGCTTTTTCCAACATCAGTTTGGTAATGCCGGTGCCGTCCGGGTGCACTTCCATCACTTTGTAGGCGATGGCGTTTACGGTCACGGCGGTGCCCTGCACTGCGGTGGCCAGGCTTGCGCTTGGGCCAGTGATGCTGGGCGCCGATGACTCTAGAAAACCGTTCAAGGCGCCTTGGTAGCCGTTGTCGAAGATGACCGATACCCCAGCACCAGCGACGGTTGCCGTAACGGCAAATTCGCTGGTGTTGAAGAAGACGGACAAATCTTCGGCAAACATGGCTCGGGCGACTTACGCCACCGCGTTGGTGATCAGGTAGCCTGCAGATGCAGACGCCAGCACCGGTGCCTCAGCCCGTGTAACCGGGAACACCCAGCTCTTGGTGTTGCGGTCAAAGTAAGCCTCTTCGGCCAAGGGGTAGCCGTTAAGGTTGTAGGTGTAGCCGTAGCTGGGGGCGCCCATGTCACCCACACTGGCCAGCTCGGTGTAGGCCACCACCACGTCTTTGCCCCAGACATCGGTAAAGGTCGTGCCTGCATCGTTAGCGTAAAGTGCATCACCCACCAGCACTCTGTCTACACCAAACAGCGAGGCCAGAATTTCGACCGTGGCCACATCGCGGCCGGTGTATTTCATGCGGTCAACCACAATCGGGTGTTGACGCAGTTTGGCCATCACAGCCGCGCCCATAACTACCGTATTTGGGCGTTTGCCGGTGGCAGAACGCACGGCTTCTTTGGCCGTTTCAATGTTCTGCATGGGTTGGCTGACGCCGGTGAAATCGCTCCACTGGGCAGTGCTGGTGAGCGTGGTTTTGTTGGCAGCGGCATACGATGCTGCAGTGCGAGCCAGGTCAGCGGCAGCTTTTTCAAGCCGCAGCGCCATGATGGCAGATACCTTGCGCACAGCCATGGCGGCATGGTCAATGCCGGGGCCGTTTTGGCCTTCTTGTAATACTTCGATGGGCACTTGGCCTTCAAGCGAATAGTCCACCAGGGCGAAAGAGCCCGCGCTGTAGCCAAACTGCACGCGCTTGGTGTTTTCACCAGGGCTGCGCTGGGTGCCGTACAGCATGAAGTCTTCTTTGCCGAAGGTGATGATCTTGCCAGCACGCAGAGGCACTGCCACCTGCGGGAACAGGGCAGACGCGATCATGGCGCTGTTTTGGTAGCCCTGCGCAATGGTTGAGAGAACCGGGTCGATGACGCGGGCGCCGGATGGGATCATTTGAGCCATGGAGTAACTCCTGAAATTGGGTTAATAGGTAAATCGGGTTGGCAAATCAGTTGCCAACAACCAGCACTTCGATCAAGTCGCCGGCCTGGGCGGCAGCGGTCAGGGCACGCCCGATGACGATGCCAGCGGATTTGGTGACGACTTGCGTCACGGTGGCGCCGACCTCGACCGCAACACCGGCGGTAATGGCGGCGCCTGCCACGGCAATGGCAGTACCAACAACACAAACCGGCACACGTTCGCCAGAGTTGGCGCCGACAGTTGCAAAACCGCAGGCATTGCCGGCTGCCGTGGCAGCTGCACCGCTGGCTTGCACCGGCTGGTATTGGGCGATGGTGGCGCTAGCGGTCAGGCCGATAACGACTTCATTGATTGCAGATGCGGCCATGATTTAGGCTCCTTGTTGAACTTGTTTGAAAGCGGAAACGTAATCGGTGCCAGGATGGGTTGCCATGTAGGCTTTGGCGCGGGCGTCAAGGTCGGCACGGCTGGGCTCAGCAGCTTCGGCAAGCGCTGCGGTGCTGGTGGGTGCCAGTGGCAGCGGCTTGGGTGCATCGCTGGCCAGGGCTGCAGCCTGGGCGGTGCGGGTTTGCTTTTCAGCAGCCAACACGGCCATGGCGGCATCGCCAGCAGTGGATTTGCCGTCAAATTTCAAGGCAGAAATCAGGGCGTCATGGCCGGGGATGGCCTGGGCTTCAATGGCCTGAATGCGGGCGCGTTCTGCGCTGGCACCTTCAGCTTGGAGTGCCGCGAGCACGTCGGGTGCTTCAGCGGCGATTTGGTCGCGTGTGATGGGCATTGCTGCTCCTTCTAGAGTGGTTGTGGATTGCGCAACACCGGCGCTGTGGGGTACGCTTGACGCGCGTGCTATTGGCGCGCCGCTGGTGCGTGCCTGGTTGAGCTGGGCCACCAATGCGTCGAGGGTGGAAACACCGTCCACCAGCCCCGCATCAATGGCTTGCTGCCCAATGAAAATACGGCCATCGGCCATGTCTGAGAGCACCTTGTCGGTGCTGCAGTTACGCTGCTTGGCCACTGCATCGACAAACAGCGCATAGGTGTAGTCCACCTGGTCTTGAATGGTTTGGCGGCCCTCT